CTTATTAGGTTCCATTGTGAACTCACAAGCAGAAGATGCTTGGGAACTCGCAATGCTAGCGTCTGACATTATCCACGGGACACCTCGACCACCAACCAAGATAGAAACGTTTAGAATATATCAAAGTTTACTAGACGAACAAGGTGTCACACCCTTGAAACCTCTAGCGATCAAAGAAATGGGGGGGAAAGTGCGCGTCGCGACCATGCATCCTGCAGCAGAGATTCAGATGGCACGTTGGCTTACCCGAATATGGTTACCCGTACTCAAGAAAGCAAACATGTCGCGAGAGATGCTCCAAGGTAATGACTTTCTGATTCTGAAACATGATAAGCGGTTCCGAAATAGTTTTCTCTATTCGGCAGACTTATCAGCGGCAACCGATCATATTAGTCATCACCTAGCCCAGACGGCCGGAAAGATTCTAAATAAGTGTCTTGGTATCGATGAGCTTCCGCTCTTCGACACCCTTATTAAGAACCTCTTCGGGCCACATAGTGTCAATGAAAAGTTGACAAAATGTGGTATCCATATGGGTCTAGGCCCTTCGTGGACCATTCTCTCGTTATTGAATGGCTACGCAGCGTACATGGCAAAGTGTCGGACAGATACCTATCGTATTTGCGGTGACGACCTCATCGGGTTCTGGAACGAAACACAAGTCCAAGCGTATGAAGAAAACCTCCATGCCCTTGGCCTCGTGGTTAACACGTCCAAATCCTTCCGGGGAAGCCACGGCGTCTTTGCAGAACGCCTGGCCACCATTACTGGTGACCACCAACCAATTGCCTACATCCGAGATGTAGGACACTTGGCTATTGCCGGAGCAAGCAAATACGTAAGTAAACAGTCTAATGCATCATTGCCTATCTTAGATCTTTTGCGAGAAACCAAGGTAGATCATGCATTAGTAAAGGACACACAACGACGAATTCTTAAGAACTATCGTTCAACTGGCCCAACATTCTTGGGAGGAACTGGACACGGTAAAGCAACTTGGTGTCAACTTGATTATCATATACAACACGGGGGAGTAGGTTATGCGAAGACCTATTCCGACGAATGTATAATCCCTTCAGGCTTACACAAAGCGTTCATCGACTATATAAAATTGAATCCACGGGATATCCCAGTTGGTACACAGAAATCTGTGGCTGACTATATACCTAGTGAGAGAGCGTTAGCTGCAATTTTAAAAGTAGATGACTATATTTACACATGCCAGAAACGACCGAAGTCTGTTGCCCCAAAAGGTGTCAAGGACCTACGCGCGTACACTCACCGTGTGCAGCGCTCCACTTCGCAAGGCGCGAAGGTACGGGTCCTCAACCACTATCTAGGGAAGAAG